AGTTCGACGAGCTCTTCGATGTTTCTCCGGTCACCTTCCCCGCTTATCCGGCCGCCGCGTCCCAGGTCAGCTCCTTGCCTCGCTCGATGCCCGCCGAGATCCGGATGCGGATCCTGGCCAAGCGCGGCTCTCAAGACAACGACGACGACGACACCGAATGCATCTGCGGCTGCTCCGAGTGCATGGGCGACGATTGCGAGAATTGCTCGAACCCCGATTGCGACGATGAGAACTGCCGCTGCAATCGCTCGCTGTCGCGACTGGCCGAGTATCGCCGCCTGGGCCACACCAAGAAAGTCGACGGCGCGAACCTCACCGCCGACTGCTTCCTGGTCGTCGGGGATCCGGAGAAGACCGAGACCTGGAAGCTGCCCTGGAAGTTCCCCTCTGAGGAGGAGACTAAGTCGCACCTGCGCGACGCCCTGGCCCGCTTCGATCAGACCGAAGGCCTTTCGGACGCGCAGAAAACGAGCGCCAAGAATAAGCTCGATAAGCTCTGTAAAGAGCACGGCATCGACGTAGCTGGAGCTGCTGCCGATGACGATCGCGCCTGGCGCAAGCAGGCTTCAGCGCGGGTGAGCGCGGCCCTGGGCTCCATCGCCACGCCGCCAATGACTCAGTAACACAAGTTTGGCAGAGCGGGCGCGCGGTCATTCCGCTGCGTTCAATTGCAAGTGTCCGCACTGCGGCTGGAAGCTTTCGCCGCGAAGCGATAGTAGACCAGACATCCACACGAGGCTTTTTCATGTCCAAGCTTATTGAAATGCGTCAAAAGCGCGTTCAGCTCATCGCTGAAGCGCAGCGTATCGTGCTGCAGGATGCAGTCACGACAGAGGACCGCGCCAAGTTCGACCAGATGATGGCCGACGTCGCAGTCCACGAGGGCGATATCAAGCGCCTCGAGCTAGTTGAAAAGCTCGACGCTGATTCTCGCTCGACCGAGCGCCCACCGCGCCCCAACCCCGATGGATCGGATCTGGCGACCGACCCAGTTCATCTGAAATCCGAGCGCAAGGCTTTTGAGAAGTACATCCGCCGCGGCTATTCTCACCTCAACGAGGAAGAGCGCGCGCTGCTCGAGCGCCGCGATGTGACCATTGTCGGCGGCCTGCCGGCGCCTCCAGGGACCGGGCCTTCGGGCGCAACCATGATCCCGCAGCAGTTCCTCACCACCATGTACGACGCTCTGAAGCTCATCGGCAACACGGTGAGCATTGTTGGCAAGAAGATTACCAACAATAACGGCGCGCCCATCAAGGTGGCGCTCGCGAACGACACCATGAATACCCTGACCACCCTCACAGCCGAAGCATCGGTAGTGGCGGAGCAGGATCCCAGCTTCTCTGGATTCGTCATGCAGACCGATACTGTGGCCACCCTGGTCAAAGTGTCGCGTCAGGAGCTCGACGACAGCTACTTCAACCTCGAAACCTGGCTGCGCGACAAGTTTGCGCTCCGGTACTATCGCGGCCTGGAGTACCTGATCACCAACGGCAACGGCTCGAACATCGTTGGCCTGGTACCTGGCGCTGTTGCCGGCTCGCACACCACCGCGGGACCAACCGTCGGCGCCACCGCGGTCAGCTCGACGGGCCCGGTGTACGACGACTTTGTCGCCCTCTACGCCGCGCTCGACCCGGCTTACCTGGCCAACGCCAACTGGCTAATGAGTTCGCTCAGCCGTGCCTTTATCATGGGCCAGAAGGACCTGTACGGTCGGCCGCTCTTCATTCCCAACCCCAATACCGGCTCGCTCGATATGATCCTCGGGCGCCCCATCGTTCTCAATCAGGCGCTGGTCGCTGCCAATGCAGCCAGCCCCTACAACCCGGTCAACGGGGTTTTCTTCGGCGACTTCGCCCAGGGATACCTGCTGCGCACGGACGGCGATATCTCCATCCTGCGCCTCGACGAGCGCTTCGCCGACACCTTGGAAGTGGGCTTCATCGGCTACGCCCGTATCGGCTCCGCTTTCACAGATGCCGGCACGCATCCCATCCTGGCGCTGGCCACACCGGCCAGCTAAACCGAGTTGGCAGTTGCCAGCTTTTTACTCGACCCTCCAGATTTCAGTCTGGGTTTGGAGGGTCGCTTACCGTTCCATCGAGGTTCCCATGAAATTGCAAACTATCAAATCCTTTAAGGCTCCCGGTTCCTCACGGCCGATTTTTGCCGGGGAGCTATTGGATATTTCCGAGGGACTCGCCCGTCAATGGATAGCCGACGGTCTTGCAATCGAGTTTGCCGGCGGCAATGCCAAGGCCGCAGAGGAAGAGTTTCACCTCCCAGCCAAAGCGCCCGGCGCCCGGCACCGCAATCGTGAGACTGCAGTCTCCACCTCCTAAGCAAGCTAGCAATTTCCCTTAGTTGATGCTCCGAAGGAGCCGTCATGCCTCTCAGTACGCAACCCATCATCGGGCCGGTGGTCGAGCCGATCACGCTCTACCAGGCCAAGCTGCAATGCGGCTTCGGGCCCATGCAGGACACGGATCGGGCAGCTGAGGAGATCCTCGGCGCCCAGCTCCGGCCCTTCATCGTCGCAGCGCGGGCCATCGCTGAGAATTACATGGACCGGGCTATCTTTAACCAGACCTGGATCAGAACCCTCGACCACTTCCCGATTTGGTGGTCTATGAACAGTACCGTCAATCCCAGCTACCGCAAGGACTGGCCCTACTACTCTGATTACTTGAACGCCGTCACCATCGATGTTCCCCGGCCGAAGACCAACAGTGTAGTTTCGATCACCTATGTCGATCAGAACAACAACGTGCAAACAGTGGATCCTTGCCAGTACCAGGTCGATCTTACATCGGAGCCGGCGCGCATCACGCCTGTCGATGGAATCACCTGGCCCTCCGGGATGACCTATAAACCAGGCTCGGTGGTGATCACTTACGTCGCCGGAAGCTACGGCGATGGCGTCCTGGTCGATACCTGCCCGCAGGACCTCAAGGCGGCCATCAAGCTCCTCCTGGCGCGGCTCTATCAGCTCGGCAGTCCTGAACCGTTGGACCTGAAATTGATTTCTCCGGCTGCCGGCGCGTTGCTCGACTTTTACTCGAATTACAACTTCAGCTATCGGCCAGCATGAAGGACACTCTTATTCTTGCTAACCTCGCACTCGGTTTTCGCTTTAGCTGCCAGCCGGCGTCGGCGGTCTGCGTCGTCAATGCACGATCTGTCAATGAAATGATTGCGATCGGGCTGTCGCTGCTTGCCCGTCACGCCGCCAACTGAAATGGAGTACCCATGGCCGCCCAGGATCTGACGACACTACAAACCCTCAAAGATTGGCTGCCAATCACGTCGACCAATACTTCGGACGACGCGACGATCGGGCGGCTGATCACTGCGACGTCGCAGGACTTCATGCGCGCTACCAAGCGCCCTGATCTGCTGCAGGCGGACTATGCCGAGGTCCGGTTGGGCGACGGATCGAAGCGTTTTCCGCTCTACCACTGGCCGATTGTGTTCGTCCAATCGCTCATCATCGGCGGACTGCCTTACGCCGTGGCTGAGAGCCCTGACAAGATCTTGCCAGGGTGGTTTATCGACCAGGACATCGACCCCGAGCGCATCTCCAATCTCTGGCTGGCTGGGGGCTTGGTCTTCACCGACAATCAGCCCATCGAGATCGGCTACACGGCCGGTTACTTGCCGACCTATTTGCCCTACGGACCAACTGACGGTCAGATCCTGCTGCCCGAGGATATCGAGCAGGCGGTCATCGACTGGTGCACCTACCGCTACAACGAGCGGCCCAACGTGAGCGCAACCGAGCGCCGGTCGACTGAGGGTGACAGCCTGCAGGCGCCGCTTCTCGATGCACCGCCGAATGTTTTGAGAGTGATCGAACGCTATACGCGCTGCCTGCCGTCGCTCGATCGACGCCAAGATGAGCGCGATCTGCGCATGAAGAGGAACTACCAATTTACCGCCGTCAATCGCAGTTAATTGTTCCATCAAGTTTGAGGTTGCGCATGGCGCCGGAGGAGATCTCCGGACCACTGTGCCCATCTAGTGCCTGCAACACGCTGCCTCAATTCAACTTCTCCGATCGCAGGAGTTCGAAGCATGCAATCTGTCGCCATCATCGTTCTCAACTTCAATACGCCCGATCTGACGTCGAAGCTGGCGGCCTATCTGCGCACCGAGCTCGACTATGAGGATGCGGATGTCTACGTCGTCGACAATGGCAGCGTGCCTGAGTATGACGGCGCGGAGCTGCAGTTGCCGCTCAATCTCGGCTTTACGAAAGGCATGCATGAGGGATATCAGCTCGCGCGCAAGACTAAAAACTACGATGCTTACTGGTTTTTGAATTCCGATCTGCAGTTTCCCAGGGATCAACAAGGCGTTCTTCGGATTCTCGTCGATACCTTATTTTCAGATCCCAGCTTCGGACAGATTTCGCCGATGTATAACTCTGATCATCCGCACATGCGCCAGGCCGCGAGCGAGGCGCAGGTTGTGCCCTGGCTTGAGCCCACCTGCACGCTGATCAAAGCTGTGACGATTGAGGAGATTGGGTTCTGGGATCTCGAGTTCACCCTCGGTTGGGGCGTCGATTATGACTACGGCTACCGCATTCGCCAGGCCGGCCTGCATTCAGTGCTTACCAACCGCGCCGAGCTGCATCATCTCTCGAAGGCATCGCAGACCGATCGCAATGCCTATGGCCGCAAAGCGCAGCTCCAGATGGATACGGTGATGGCGCGCAAATATGGCGCGGACTGGATCCGTATCACCAGGTCAAGCCCAGGGCCGATCGTGAGCCCCAACGCGCTCGCCATCTGCGCCATCTTCCGCGACGAGGCGCTCTACCTGCGCGAGTGGGTGGAGTTCCACTTGATGATGGGAGTGAGCCGCTTCTTCCTTTACCAGAACCGCTCCAAAGACAACTGGCGCGAGGTTCTCCAGCCCTATATCGACCGCAAGATTGTGGAGCTGATTGAATGGCCCCAGGCTGGCCCGACGCAGATGGCCGCATATTCTGACTGCCTCAGAAAACACCATGGGCAGCAGCTGTGGATCGCTTTCATCGATATCGACGAATTTCTCTTCTCGCCGCAATACCCCACCGTTCCGCCGGCGCTCGAGCGCATCAACCAGGCCTGGGGCGCGGTGGGAGTTAACTGGGTTTACTTCGGCGCCTCTGGGCGCGAGGAGTACTCGCCGGAGCCAGTGATCGAACGCTTCAATTGGAGACTGCCGAACACTAACGACAACAGCCGTCACATCAAGTCGATCATTCGTATGGATAAGGGTTGTACAAGTGGCCAGAATGCGCACTTCTTCAATGTGGCCGCCGGTACCTTCGGCGAGGAGGGCGAGAAGATCGGCTCCGCGCGCACCGTTATTCATCACAGTTCACTCTTGCGCATCAACCACTACGGGACAAAAAGCCGCCAGGAATACTACAAGCGCATTGCCCTGGGCCGCGTGGATGGCCTGGGCGTCGTGGCCAGGACGGAATTCGAGAACCGCCAGGCGCGCGACATAGACGATCGCACCATTCAGCAGTTTCTGCCGGCGCTCAAGGCGCGGCTGGGCGCCTGATGCATCCCGGAGCCAAAGAAGCGGCCCGGCGTTTTTTCGCCGCCTATCCAGCCACTGGAACCATCGTCGAGGTGGGTTCGATGGAGGTCTACGGAGGCGCCCTGCGCGAGGTGGCGCCTCCGGACTCTCAGTGGATCGGCGTGGACGCGGCGGAGGGACCTGGCGTCGATCGGGTACTCGTTGAGCCTTACCGGCTGCCTTTCGTGGATGATTCGGTGGACGTGGTAGTCAGCTCCTCGACCTTTGAGCACGCGGAGTTTTTCTGGCTGCTGTTTCTCGAGATGGCAAGGATCCTCAAGCCGGGAGGATTTCTCTATATCAATTCGCCATCGAACGGGCCAGTGCATCGGCACCCTGTTGACTGCTGGCGCTTCTATCCGGACGCCGGCGACGCGCTCACTCGCTGGGCAGCGCGCAACTTCTATTTTCTCGAGCTGCTGGAGTCTTCGATCGGCGAGCTCGACGGCGAGTCAGAATGGCTGGATTGGGTAGGAGTCTGGCGCAAGGGGTTGACCGAATGATCTCGCTCTTTGTGGATCAGACCAGCGTCGACGAAACTGTCGATCACCTTGAGATGGTGCGCGAGCTTATCTTCTCGAATGTGCTCGAGGTGATGGAAGAGGGCGCTCCGGAGCTGGCTGAGGCGACAGTTCAGGCCGCGGCCGAGGAGGGAGTTGAGGAGCGCACCGGAAAATACTTTGCAGCGATCCTGGCTTCAGCGATGGCCTACGACAACGAGGCGGAGATCGGATGCACGGTTCAAACGGATAGCTCGATGGGCACGAAGGGCAAGCATATCGGCATCTGGCTCTTAGCTGGCTTTCATGAGGGGGCGATGAAGCTGTCACAGAGCGGCCAGCGCAGAAAATACAACAAAGCATTGAAGGGCGGTTCGAGTTTTGCTGGCTCCTTCATGCATCGCGCCTTTACCTTTATGGCCGATGGAACCCCAGTCTGGGCGGCAGGGCACGCGGCCTTCAGCGTGCGGCCGCGGCCATTTGCTACCGAGGCGATGGATACCTGGTACCCGCCGCTGCTCGAAAAAATCCAAGAAGCCGTCGCCGCAGCCGCTGCAGGGGAGAATGTATGACCGTCGGGATCAGCTCGCAATTCGCGGCCATCAATCGCGAGGCGGTATTGGTTGCGCTTTTCAACTCGCTCGTGAGTAACCTCGGTATGGAGTTTACATCCATGGGACGCAAGCAAACCCTGCCGCCCACACTCAAGATCGCCGACATGCCGGCGCTCTTCCTAGTCGCAGAGAAAGAAGAGCAGATTCCGCAGAAGCCGCCGGGTGCACCGCCCAAATTGATTTTGCATGGATTGATATACGTCTATGCCTGGAACCCGGCGCCGGTTGAGGATATCGGCAAGGAGCAGGTACTCGGTGAAACCGTTATGAACGGGCTGCTCGAGGCGATCGACGGCGCCTTCCTGCCGGACGATCCCAACACCGGCAAGTTCACCCTCGGCGGCCTGGTCACCCACTGCTGGATCGAGGGAAAAACCTTTATCGACCCGGGCATCTTTGGCAGCCTGCTCGGTGCCCTGATTCCGGTGCATATTTTGATCGATTAACTGTGGGCCCGGATTTTCTTTCAATCCCTAACCCTTAACCTCTCACCCCTGGAAGCGGCTTAAGCCGCTTTCCCCAACCTGTGCGCTCAATCAGCGCCGAAGGAGCTACCATGAACTTTCAAGGTGGAAGTGGCGTCCTGATTGGGACGCCGAACATCGGCCTCTTGCCCCCCAACCCCTCTCCCTACGTCTTCCCGGTTCTTCAGGAAGTGTCGGTGGAGTTCAAGGGAGACTTGAAGGGCCTCTACGGTCAATATCAGATCTCGATGGACACCCTGCGCGGCAAG